ACATGCCGAGTTGAAGAAAAACAGTTTGTACAATTCTACGGAATGAGTAGTGCTAGTGCAAACAACAAACATTTTGGTGGATTGAAAGATTATCGTTCATCAGAAGGACGCACAGTGTTAGTGCCTTATAGAGGAGAAGTTGCCCGAACGGTGCAAGAGATCCTTGGAGGTGTGCGTAGTACATGTACCTATGCAGGTGCAATGAAACTAAAACAACTAGCAAAATGTACAACGTTCGTTCGTTGTACGCAAACTCATAATTCAGTTTATGAGTCTGCAACCATAGGAAAATAAACACAGGAGATAAAAATGACCTTGGAAAACTTACACTTGCTGTACAAGGGGCAAGAATACCTACTGTTTATTGCGTTCATCATGATGGTTGCTGGTTTGATAAAACAACACAATTTGTTTGCAGGCGCTTATGCTTACATACAAAAAGTGTTTAAATCAAAGCGTGTAATTGTAGCACTGATGAGTGCATTTACGGGTATTCTCCCTATATCCGGCCGTGTGACAGTATCGGCTGGTATGTTAGACACTATCGCTCCTCCGAAAGGATCAAAAGGACGAGAGAAGTTTGGCATAATTGATTATCTGTCAACACACCATTACTATGTGTGGTCACCATTGGAAAAGACTATTCTTATACCAATGGCTGCATTCAGTATTACATACGGTGCTGTAGTATATTCATTACTACCACTGTTGATTGTTTCTTTAGGATTGGTGTTTGGGTATATTATGTTTTTTGTCAAAGAAGATGACATTGAACTTAACATACAAAAACAACATTTTAAAGTTTCTAATGTTTTAAGAAACGTAGTACCTTTCTTATTTGCTATCGCACTAGCACTAAAACCAGTAGCGGGCTTAGACCCTTGGTTAGTGTTTGGCGGGCTGTTGTTCTACTACATGGTATTAACTATGACGTGGGACTACAAAAGGTTACTAGGCTTTGTAGACTTTAAACTACTTGCCTGGGTTGCTGTTATTATTATAATGGCTAACTTTACAAGAGAGTATACAAACGATATTAAAGCGTATCTTGAAAATACAGCGTTTGACATTAACACTGTTACAGGCTTTGCTACACTAAGTGGCTTAGCGTTTGGTTCAGCATTTTTGTTTGGATCAAGTAGCAGGTTTGCTGCTATCACAACAATACTATCATTAGTGTACGGAGTAGAATACTTTGTATGGTTCTTTGCACTAGACTATTGCGGATACCTAGTATCACCAATGCATAAATGTATGGCAATAGGGAAGATGTATTTTGGAACACCTTGGCGTAAGTATGCAGGTGCTCTTGGAGTATGGATGCTCTTACTAGTGGGCGCAGGTGGCGCAACACTAATAATCTAAAACATTAAAACTAATGTAGGCCTATTCAGTTGGGCCTACAACTACGGAGACTATTAAAATGAAATATATAATAATAATGCTGTTATTAACAGCAACCTTTGCAGAAGCAAAGGACTTTGACTATGTTGAAACTAACACATGGATTAAACATAGCGAAAGCGGCTACTCTTTTGGAACTAGACAGCACATAGACAAAGATGTACAACAGTACATGATACGAAAAGACTTTAAGGACTCACCATATCGCCTTGAGTATAGAAATGTACATAAAGGAGAGCTTCAAGAACACTGGTTCAGAGTGCAAAAGAAAGGCTTTCGATTGCACGGCTTTTGGTTCAATCACAAATTTGAACATCGTATTAGAGAAGAGAAGGATAACATATTTCGTTATCGTCCATCTTTTGGATACGCTCCGTCTTATCTAACATTGCTTGGCGGTAAACCATTTGTTACTTTAGAACCACACTGGCAATATACATATACATCAAAAGATGTAGGCTACAGTCATTTACAAACCTACGTAGGTTTAGAATATAAAGTAAATGACAAATTTACAGTTATACCTTATGTTGAAATAGACTATGATAAAAGTTTTGCACAAGATAATGCATTCTTTATAGTTGACTTTAAATTCAAACTATAGTATAATTAAATTAATTTACAGGAAATAACTATGAACTTAAGACCAATTCTTGATAAAATTATTATCAAGGTAGATGAACCTGAACAGCAAACAGCAGGAGGTATTTTTATTGCAACAGTAAAGCAAGACGGAATACTTGAAGCTGAAGTACTTGCTGTTGGACCTGGCACGTATGACAACAGAGGCAACTTTGTAGTACCTAATATCAATATTGGTGATAGGATACTAGTCAACCCAGGTACAGGTGATTCGTACGAATTATCAGATGTAAAATACACAACTATCGTCGAAAAAGATATAGTAGCGGTTTTACAATGATAAATAAAAGTGTAGGAAGGACTGATTCTTTTCTACACTTTAACTGGCATGCCGAAAGGGTGCTAAATTTAATCTTGCTTATTATAAGGAGAAAATTATGACAAGACTAACAACTCTAGACCTACCTAACTTCCACAGAGCTACTATTGGCTTTGATAGACTATTTAATGAACTCGAAAGAGGGTTTGCAAACAGTCCAAACGGAAACGGGTATCCCCCATACAACATTGCACAACTTAACGAAGATGAGTTTATGATCTCATTAGCCGTTGCTGGCTTTGGTATGGACAACCTTTCAATCACAAAAGACGGCGATCAATTAAAGATTGAAGGAACCGCTCCAAAAGGAGATACTGAAGTTAATTACCTACACAAAGGTATTGGCGGACGTAACTTCCGTAGGGAGTTTACACTTGCGGATCATGTAAATGTAAGTGATGCTACACTTGAACTAGGTATGCTTAATATACACCTAACACGTGAAGTACCAGAAGCACTGAAACCTAAGACAATTAAGATCAATGACGGTCTTACAATCGAAGGTAATACAGATAAGTAATATGTCTAGGGGGAGTGTAACAACTCCCCCACTATATTAGGAGAATAAGAAATGTCGGTCGACCTAGATATTAAACTAGATGAAAAAATTAAGAAAGTAGTTAAGCAACCTTCACGGTATAAGGTATTATTCCTTAATGATACCGCCACACCTATGGAGTGGGTTGTTGACTTGTTGATAACTATATTTAAGCACAGTCAACAATCGGCTGAAGAAATAACTATGACAATACACACAGAAGGTAGTGGTGTAGTTGGTATTTACTCTTACGAGATTGCTGAGATTCGAGCCCACGAAGCAACAACATTAAGCAGGAACCACGGGTTCCCCTTACAGATAAAGATAGAAGAAAACGAAGAGTAATGACAACGATAAAAGATTTAACATGGGAACACCATAAAGAAGCTGAAAGACAAGAATTTGTAAAAGTACTAATGAGTGGAAAAATTAATCCACAGTTCTATGCAACTTACTTGTGGAATCAGCATAAGAAGTATGACATACTAGAAGCTATAGCGACAATGCATGGCTTGTTAGATGACTTATTTGAAGTAAGGCGTAAAAACGCAATACACGAAGATTATTTAGAACTATGGGAAAATCAATTACCGCCACCTATAGTTGAAAGCACAAACGAATACATTGGACATATGAAAGAGATAATGCATGATGCTGATGCTGTTATGGCACACATCTATGTTTTACATATGGGCGATCTAAGTGGCGGACAAATGATTAGACGCAAAGTACCAGGCAAAACTAGAATGTATGATTTTGATGGTGACACAGCAGAACTAAAAGAAAAGATTAGATCAAAAATAGACGACAGCATGGCCGACGAAGCAAAGTTTGTATTTGAATCTAGTACTAAATTATTTAAAGAACTAATGGAGTTAGACATTGAGCGTTATCTGGGATAGACTAATAGAATGCCAAGAACAAATAATTAATATATTTGAAAAGCATGCTACTGAATTTGATGAACCGGGACTGGATCACTTTAATCAACCTGACCAAGGATGGATTAATCGTGTATGGGCAAATAAAAATGTACGTAGAGCGCACATAGACGTTGTAGATGCACGTGAGTCTAAAGGCTTATGGATGATGCACGTATGTTGTTTTCCTACACTAGATAACGATGCACCTATATACGGCTTTGATGTTATTGCAGGCAAAAATAAGATGACTGGTGCATTTCATGACTTTAGTGCTAGTAGTGGCGGCGATGATCATCCTATGATAGAAGGATATAGAGATGCTGTTAAAGACTTTATTCCAACAAAACAACGTAAGTTACCTGAATGGGCAACTAATATATTCACAGACAGTATGATTGCTGCAGGCAATGTACGCACAGAAGAAGAGTCTGTTGCTATTATTGAACTAGCACTTGCTAACTTAGAAGCGTGGTTTGATGAAGTGCCTGCGTTTGAAGGATACGGCGACAAGTATCTAACACTAGCCGCACAAAATTACTATTGCGAAAACCAGCAACAAAATCCACATACTCCTAATGTAATGAAAACACTAGGGCTTGCAGAAGACGATGTAGACAGGTTCTGCACCGACATGTTGTTTCCTAAATTAGATAAATATTCTATATAAGGGATAATATATAATGCGATTTCAGGATTTTAAATTAGTCGAAGCACCAGGTGATGAAATACCTGCAAAGAAGATGGCAAATGTAAATGTTGCATCTGATACATTCGACGACAAAGAAGTAAACGATTTACAACAGCAAGTAGCTGACAGAGTGATGCGAGTACAAGATCCTAGTGTACTACATAGAGTTGAAGCTATCCTACGTAAAGGCGGCATTACTAGAATCTCAAATGCATACTTCAAACGTGATAGTGATGCAGAGAAGTTTGTCAATAGACTAGCAACAATGATCATTGAACTTGAAATCCCTACTAACGATAAGATCGCATTTTTAAAAGAGTTTGCTACAACAAATTGCATTAAGCCAGAAGCAATATTTGATAACACAGGCACACCACAATCAATGGACACTTGGTTCGAAGGTAGTCAAACAGCAAGAACAATGTTTAAGGCTATGATTAACGATCCGGGTCTAATTGGTAAAAATGCAGGTGAAGCAGGACCAGGCGAACTTGCTATTGCGTGTTTCCATAGAAAGATTACAGCTGGCACAGATCCAAAAGCAAGTTATGATTTAAAGTACGGTAGTGACTTAATTGAAGTTAAGACATCAGCTGGCGGCAAAGGTGGCGGACGTTGGACAGCAATGAACGACTATCCACTAGATACTTACATACGTAGCTCAGAAAGCAGAATAGATCCTAAGAAATGTCCTAAGAGTGTTAGTATGTTTAGATCAACACGCCAAAGTGCAAAGACATTACCTAATATCGTAGACGTACTAAGTGATCCGCAATACTTAAAAGAAGAAGGCGGACAACCTATCATGATTGCTGAACAAAAACAAATATTCAAACGTTTATTACAATATGCATATCCAAATGCAGATGACCAATTAATAAACAAAGCTGCAAGTTCATATCCTGATCATACCACTAGAGACATTGCTCCAGTAGCGTTTGCAAGTTACAAAGCAAAGCAAGACTTTACAAGTATGCTATTAATGAAAGCAAGTGGTGATAACATTACAACACTACACTTTAATGATCTATCAGTAGCAGTAGATAAATTTAAACTAGGTGCTCTATACCTTAACGGACAACAACGTGGTATGAGTATGCAGGCAACCTTAGTATAACCCACCCTTCAAAAAACAGTACTTTGGTACTGGAATCCCCTTGAGCTTTGGCTAAATACAATTGGTAATTCGATGAACAGAGCGTGAGGGCGTTCGCAACGGAGAGATATTATGAAAAACACGTTTTACACAATAGCAATTAGTTTGTCATTGTTGGCTTTAGCACCAACAGCAGCAGCAGACTTAACGTGGAAATTTAAAAACCCTGCATTCCATTATGGCAATGGATATTCTACACATGTTTTAAGTGTAGAGCAATTACAACACAATAGAAAAACAGAATTAAGAAAAGCCGCAGAAGCTGAAGCTGCACGTATAGAACGTGAACTAGATAATTCAGTTTTAAATAAATTTATCCGTAACTTAGAATCACGTATATATGCAACACTGTCAAAACAAATGGTTGATAGTATGTTTGCTGACTGTGGCGACACTTGTGCTAATAGCGGATCTGCAGACGTAGAAGGTAATAACATATCATGGATTAAAGATCCAGTAACAGGAACAATTACACTTACCATTACTGGTGAGGATGGGACTGTAACAGAAATTGTAATTCCGGGTATGGGAGAATTTAATTTCTAATATGAGAATAACAACTATCATTGCAACATTATTTTTCTTAGGCGGGTGTGCAATCAACCCGTCATTGAAAGTGCTTGAAGAGCATGCAACATCACCTAAAGCACAGGTAAGTCCAATACAAAAAAGAATGGAAGATGTACCAAAAGTTGATGGAAGAAAAATAACAATAGCAGTTTACGGGTTCCAAGATAAAACAGGACAACGTAAACCAGCAGATAGTATAGCTAATTTAAGTAGTGCGGTAACACAAGGAAGTGAAGTTTGGGTTATAAAAGCACTACAGGATGTCGGCGGTGGCAACTGGTTTGAAGTTGTCGAACGTGTGGGCATGGATAATTTAATAAAAGAAAGGCAACTAATAAGGCAAACAAGAGAAGTTTACGAGAAAGAACTTCCTACAGGACCAACCCCGTTGAAACCGATGCTATTTGCAGGACTACTCCTTGAAGGCGGAATAGTAGGGTATGATAGTAATACGGCTGTTGGTGGTGCAGGAGCAAGGTACTTAGGCTTAGGAATACAGACAGAATATCGAATTGATACTGTAACTGTAGTTATGAGACTAGTAAGTGTTAGTACTGGCAAAGTACTAATGAGTATAGCAACCGAGAAAACAATCGCAAGCTATAGATCCGGAGCGGATATATTTAAGTTCTTTGATTTAGGAACTAGGTTAGTGGAAACAGAAGCAGGTTTTTCTGTAAATGAACCAGTCAATTATGCTGTAAGGGCAGCTGTTGAACAGGGTGTTATAGAACTCATTTACGAAGGAGAACGCAAAAATCTTTGGAAATTTAAAGACGAATCTTCTGTACCCATAAAGGAAACAAATAAACAATCTGAGGCGTCTGCGAGCATCGCATCAGAATAAGAGAGGGCAATTTAATGAAAAAAATATTTTATACAATACCATTACTCTTTGCTTTTAGTGTTCCTACTTTCGCAAACGATATCTATGTTACGCAGATTGGTGACAATCTAGACTTAGATATTGTTCAAGACGGTAGTAACAACGTAATAGGAACATCGACTACTGATGTAACATTAGATGGTGACGACATGACATTTAGTATTACACAACAAGGTGATTCAAACACTATTTCGGCTATAATCAAAGGTAACACATACACAGGTACATGGAGTTTTATAGGAAACAGCAACACCGTTTCTTTATTATGTGATTCGACTTCAGGTACTAACTGTGAAAATGTCACAGCTAATATCACCACTAACGGTGATAGTAATGCGTTCGTTATCACAGCTGGAGAAAGTAATGATGCTGAAAATTTAGTAGCAAACTTTACTATCGACGGCGACGGTAATACTATTAATACAGATATTGATGGAACTAGTGTAGCACTAACATTGGTGAGTGATAACTCAGCAAGTACAGCTGCTACTGGTAATACATTCACAATTGATGTAGACGGTAACGGAGACATAAATGGGCATACTATTAATATTGACGTAACAGGCGGAGGTAGTACATATGATATTACTCAAAGCGGTCTCGGCGATAATACAATAGAAGCTACATTTAGCGGTGATGGCCAAGATGTTGACATTACACAATCTGATTAGAGCGGGCCTAGTCTTAGGCGCGATCCTTTCTACTATCCCAGCAAGTGCTAATACGCCTGATGCAGGCGCAATTGGTGCGATCAAAGGGTCTGGGGTATTAGAGAGAGATAGTCAAGTTATACAAGGAAACACGGGAGTCAACGTACAAAGTATGGATACAGCAGTTACCGCTAAAGGTAAAATGCGTATTGACTTTGTAGATGACACCCGTGTTGATCTTACAGATCACAGCAGACTTTTAATTGATGAGTTTGTATACGACCCAGCAAATGATGTAGGGTCAATAAGTTTAAAAGCATCACTAGGCACAGTAAGATATGCTAGTGGGCAAATAGCAAAACGTTATCAACAGAACGTAAAAATTAGAACACCAAGTGCAACAATCGGTGTACGTGGTACAGACTTTATAATGCTTGTGGATGAAATAGGCGGAACTATGGTAACACTATTACCTAGTTGCGATACACAAGGAACATGTATCACAGGTGAAATTAGTGTAGAAAGCGACACAGGAATGGTTATTATGAATCAGTCATTCCAAACTACAGTAATTAAATCTTCTTACCAAAAACCTTCTAAACCATTAATACTAGACCTAGATGAAAAAGATATCGGAACACTTTTAATATTAAGGAAACGTAGTCCGTATCAAGAAGAAGAACTAGAAATACTTAAAAAACAAAGAGCTCAGTTTGAATTTTTAGACATTGATTTTTTAGAGACAGACGTACTTGATAGTGATGCATTAGTAGATAGCATTAAAGATATATGGGCAACAGAATTATCAAGAGGAGCAGATTACTATTTAGGCGAGCTATTGTACGACATGATAGATCAATTAAACTTAGCTCTAGCAGCATTGTTTAGAAATGAACTAGACAAGCAAAACGAACAATTTTTTACAAACCAGCAATTTGGTTATGATGATAAAACAAGAATAACACTAGACAAACAAGATCCAAATTGGGTAGTACAAAGAACAGATTTAGGTGTTGTTAATAATCTTCAGTTAACGTTGTCTCAGGACAGCGGATATATTATCAACATGGAACAGCAGGGCGAAGCTGTTTTAGATTATAGATTAGGCAACGGCACTAACGCTATAGACATAAGGCAAGGACAATGAAACTTACAGGAACACACTTAGGAATTTTAGTAATACTATTATACTTTGGTGCCCAATCTTGTATGGCTAATGAAATATACATAAACCAAGTAGGTGATGATCTTAAGTTAGAAGTTGTTCAAGATGGTAATGACAACTACTTTCAGTATTGTGCTGTCGACAATGATTCAAATTGTACAGATGTGAACGGCAACGCACAGAATCAGGCAGATGGTGTCGCAAGTGATAATTCTACTGTAGCAAGTAGTACAGTTGGGGACGATAATACAGTTGTCGTAGCACATGCAACTGGACAAAATAATACTAATGAAAATATAACCAATATAGATATTATAGGTGACCGCAATAAAGCACAAACCATCTTTTCAAACCAGAGTAACGGAAGTCATCG